ACACCCACGCTGCTAACCTGGTGCAGCAGTTCTTCGCCTCTTCCCTTGACGCCAACGATGATGATGAACGCATGACCAACCATGGCTATGTGGTGCGCACCTCGACCGAGCGTATCAACGATATTGAGACACGCATTAACCGGATAGAGGAAATGCTGCGCAGTTGGACAGGGGGCCGCTAATGGGCTTCTATACAAGCACAATCGAAATCGAGTTCGGCTCGCAGAAAGAGTATGACGAACATGGGGCGTTTGTGGGTGAGAAGTCTGATGGCACTTGCCGTGTGTGGCACAGCATGATACCGGATATCGTCGGCAAGGGTAAACAACCTCATGCGGACAGGATGGCCATGCTAGATCTTATCAACGGGCTGGCTGCCCGGTTGGTCGAAGTCACGACGGCAAGGGAGCAAAACTGATGGCCATTGCAGAAGATGACGGGTGGATACCCTGCTACAAAGAGAGGCCGCCCCGTGGAGTGCCATTACTGGTAACGTTTGAGATAGGGAGTTACCGATACGTGGATCGAGCTTGCTATGACGAATCTGATAAATCAGAAGGGGTTTGGATGATTCTGAGTCACTTAGAAGATTCAGAGCGTGTGCGGATACCGGCAGAAAATGGAACGCACTGGCGCAGAATCCCGGAACCGGCAAAGAGTTTGTTTTGGTGGAAGGAGAACAATCAGTAATGGCCATCGCAGGCAGTACACTCCCATCTGCCGGTCTACGCTATGACCCGGCAGACCGATCTATCACAATCTTCCGTGGCATGAATAAAGCCGGTTCTGTTCTGCTCCAGGATATCCCATCCATCTGCGATGAACTGATAGCCAAACCCAACCAGGTAATCGACATTGCCACGAACAGAATGCAGGTGTCCGCTGTTATTGAAATGATGACCGAGCGGGTAGGGGCAATCAAGGAACTACACCGGTGACTAACCCCTTCGCCAACCGCATTGTTGGCTATACCGTAAAGCCTGCCAGTGAGTTAACCGCCAACCCGGCAAACTGGAGGAAACATCCTGCAAAGCAAAGGGCAGCGGTTCAGGCGTCATTACGTGAACTCGGCTGGATTGCAGCCGTCATTGAAAACGTTCGCACTGGGCTACTCGTTGATGGACATGAACGGGTGATGCAGGCTCTAGCCAAAGGTGAGACTGTGCCAGTCTTGCAGGTGGATCTATCCCCTGAAGAGGAAGCACTAGCCCTCGCTACCTTCGACCCGATAACCTACATGGCAGAGACAGACGCCGCCGCACTTGATGCCTTGCTGCGACAGGTCAACACCGGCGAGGAATCCTTGCAGGCGCTACTCGCTGAAATGGCAGCGGGCGTTACCGTGCCAGACTTCGGGCCGGTTGATGAGAGTGAGCAACCACGATTAGACCAGAAAGCCCCGATTACCTGCCCGCACTGTGGTTCGGAGTTTATACCCAAGTGAGCAAGACGGAACTACGGGTAGACTGGTGCAGCCATGAGGCGGCTGAATATGCCGTTATGCATTGGCACTACTCAAAGCGAATGCCGAAATCAAAAATAGTTCACTGTGGGGTATGGGAAAACAACAGGTTTATCGGCGCTGTTCTCTTCTCTGTTGGCGCAAACAACAACCTTGGCAATCCCTATGGGTTGCTGCAAACAGAAGTTTGTGAACTGGTACGGGTAGCACTCACTAACCACAACTCTTATGTTAGTCAGATCGTTACCTTGGCGACACGAATGCTAAAAAAACAATCGCCGGGTTTGCGGTTGATCGTTTCGTTTGCGGACCCTGAGCATGACCACGCAGGTGGAATATATCAAGCGATGAATTGGCTATATGCAGGAATGACAACGCCTGCTGATGAGTGGATTGTCAACGGTAAGCGATGGCATGGGCGGGCTTTGAGGCACGAAAAGCCCGCCCACTTAACAACTGCGGAAGCTGCAAAGGCAATGGACGCAAACAGCAAGCGGATAATGGGCAGCAGCAAGCACCGCTACCTCTACCCGCTTGATCGTGCCATGCGTAAGCAGATCGAGCCATTGCGCAAACCATATCCGAAGCGGGATTCTGCGGGTGAGGCGACTGGTGTCGCACCTGGTGACCAACCAGGGGAGGGCAGTTCAATTCTGACCCACCCGCTCCATACTTCTGAGTAGATTTCTTTAGAGCTTAGACACATTCGATACATATGGCAGCAGACAAACAGAAATTCACACCCGAACAAATAGTTGATGCACTCCGAGCCACAAAAGGCATGGTGTATCTTGCTGCGCAGCGGTTGGGCGTGCATCACCAGACCATCTATAACTACCGAGACCGCTACGCCTCTGTACGTGCAGAGATGGCACTACAAGACGGCATGATAGACGACACCGCAGAATTGAAGTTGGCACAAGCCATCATGAATGGCGAGGCGTGGGCGATTGCGTTCCGGCTACGCACAAAGGCGAGACACCGTGGCTACGTTGAAAAAACAGAAGTCGAACATAGCGGCGGGCAATCACTCCAGGTCTTTAGCCATAGCTCCGCCCTTGCCAGCCTTGCGACCCGATCAGCTGGCCATATTGGCACATCCGGCGAAAACGAAGGTAGTAGCGATGGGTCGGAGATGGGGTAAGACCTACATGGCAGGCGCCTACGCTCTTGCCTGCGCAGACTTCGGTGCATCTGTGGCATGGGTAGTGCCAACCTATAAGAACGCTCGGGCGCCATGGCGGTTTATAGAACGGGCGTTAGGTTCTGTGCGCAAGCGGGTCAACATCAACAAGACTGAGAGGTTGATTGACTTCCCTTCTGGCGGGCTATTGGGCATCTACTCCGGTGACAATGATACTGCCATTCGTGGTGAGGCATTCGATGTGGTTGTGGTAGATGAGGCTGCCATGATCGGTGAGCAGACTTACACCGACGTGATACAGCCGACAGTGGCAGATCGTGACGGCGTGATTGTTCTCATCTCCACACCGAAGCGGCGCAACTGGTTTTGGCGGGAGTTTGTCAGAGGGCAGGCAGACGGTAAAACCATTGTGTCATTCACTGCACCATCGGCCGCTAACCCCATGCCGACAATCAGACAGGCGGCCGAACGTGCCCAGTATGTTGTACCTGAGCGAACTTACCGGCAAGAGTGGTTGGCAGAATTCATCGATGATACCGGCGGGGTATTCCGCAACATCAATGAAGCGGCCACGGCGACACCGCAACTGGAACGGCAGCCGGGCCATGAATACATCTTCGGTGTCGACTGGGGCAAGACCAACGACTACACGGTGATCACGGTACTCGACACACATGGCAACCAGGTTGTACACATTGACCGATTCAACCAGATTGACTATGTGATACAACTTGGCCGGCTGAATGGCCTTGCTGCCCGGTTCCAACCTGCAACCATCATTGCGGAAAGAAACAGTATCGGGGAACCACTGATAGAGGCAATGCAACGGCAGGGTTTACCTGTGCGACCATTTCAAACCAGCAACGCCACAAAAACGAACGCTATTGACGCCTTGGCACTGGCATTTGAACAGCGCACAATTACTATCCTGCCTGACCCTGTGCTAATAGGTGAGTTGCAGTCATATGAGGCGGAACAACTGCCAAGCGGTCTCATCCGCTATGGCGCTCCTGATGGCATGCATGATGACTGTGTGATGAGTCTGGCGTTGGCATGGCAGGGAGTAGCCGCAGCCGTGCCAATGTTCCTGTGAATGAGGTAATCGCCATGTTGACGCCACGAGAGAGAGAGGTTGCACAACTGTTGACCACAGGCGCAAGCGGGCAACAGATCGCCAACAGGCTAGAGATTAGCATCTGCACTGTGCGTGTACACTGCGCCTCTATCCGGTCGAAGCTGGGCGCTGCAACCACGTTAGAAGCGGCGGTTAGACTGGCACGGGCGATGCCGGAAAGATAGTCACATGTGTGAATAGAATACTTGTGCTGAAAGTGCTACGTTAATCGTAGCGCTTTTTTATTTCGAGGGGACAACCACATGCCTTTGTATCGCGGGAATCGGGCAACAAGCGGAGATGGCACGGCCATTGTTACGGCGGCGGCGGGATTCCGGCTCAAGTTGAATGGATTTTTTAAAGTTCAATTGCTAGAAACTGGACCGGTAACACTCCTGCTGAAATGCGGTAGCACGACGGTCTACTCTGCCTACATGGTTGACGCCGGTGACGGTGAATTGATGGCCGATTTTCCGCTCACCTACTCGGGAGAGGCGGAAGCACTGTACGTCAACCTGAGTGCTGCCAAGAGCGTTGACTATGCAATCAACGTGGAATCCGTTGGCACAGGGCGGTCATAACATGGCGACTCTCAAACAACTCATTGCAGCGAATTCCACCGGCATTACCGGAAACTACGAGGCGATTGCCGCACGGCTGAATGCGCCAACCAGCATCGCCAACCCGGTAGCGGTTGCTCCACAAGTCGCCGCTCCGGTGACGCTGAAACAAATCATGGCGTTGGTTCCTGCGGCAGAGATGGTGCAGGTGTACAAAGTCATGCCGCAGCTGATACCGGATCTGCGCAACGCCATTGACAACAATGATCGTGACTACATGGCGGTGTTGCTGACCATTGCGGCCACGGCGACGGTAATCAGCGCAGCCACGGTGACGAAACTGCAGGCGGTGCTCACGGCGACCGTGCCAGATCCTAGCTGGAGTGCAACAGTGGCAGGTCCGAGTTTGGCCAGTGCGGCGGGGTTCGGGACGGTCACGGCCGCCATGGTTCAGAAGGAACTGAACTAATGCCACTGTTGACAGCGGGGCCATCCAAGTTTTTAGGCGGCGGTAGATCCCCGTGGTACCGGGCCGGGGGTGCGCCTGTTCCGGTGGCAGCGTACCAGCCGAAGGGGGCGGCGAGTTTGGCTGCCAGCTATGTCAACCTGGCGAATCCTGGGACGTATGACGCTGCCGCAGGTCCGACGCCGGCTACGTTGGCGGCCAATGGGTGGTCGTTTGCCGGCACTAACGAATCGGTTATCACGACCTATACGCCAACAATGCCAATTACAGTTTGCATCCGGTTTGTACCGGCGACGTTTGCCGGCTACCGGGCGCTCGTGGGTCATGTTGGCAGCGGCAGCGGTTATTACGAGATCCTGACGTATGACGTTACTGGATTGCCCCTACTGGCAAAATCAAACGTAATCAACATTGGTGTAGCGACAAATCCAGCAACAGTCAGCGTGTCAAACGTCGTAGCAGTTTCCTACAATGGCAGCGGTGCCTGGTCATGGTACAAAAACGGTGCGGCTGATGGCAGTGGTACAAATGCGCAAACATTTGGTGCGGCAGCAATGGCGTTTGGTGTGGGAAGAACTATTACTCCGCTGACGCCGTTTAGCGGCACAATTGCAGCCATCGCCATTTACTCCAGCGTCCTAACCGCTGACCAGGTAGCGGCGGTGTCGGCTGCCATGGCGGCGCTGTAGCGGTATGTGTGATGGACTGACAAGATTCAATTGTTGGTGGATTCCTGAGCTCAATGACTGTTGAATACTTCGACGGAATCAAAAACGTGCCATTGTCGGAATGGCGACCAGGTTGGAGCAGCGAAGATGGCACTCGGCTGTCTTTGGCTACGCTTGCCGGGTTTGTACCATTCCTCTCTCGTGGTATCGCCATGCGTGCAGACGCACTGGCCTCGTTGCCTTGGAGTATCCGCAACAAGAGCGATGCCGACGTGTGGACAAGTGACGATGCCCTTCCGCCTGATGACCTGAAGTGGTTGGCGAATCTGCCCGAAGTGCTACACCGGATTGAAGCCAGCCTAACCGTATCTTCTACCGGCTTCCTCCTGAAAGAGCGTAACCGAATGCGGGTACTCGGGCTGCGCTTTCTATCGCCCGACACCATGACGGCAGTGTGGGATACCCGCAATGGGTTGACTCACTTCGAGCGGTCTATTGTGGATACTCGAACCCGGTTTATGCCCGATGAAATCGTGTACTTTTGGGCCAAAGGCGTACACGAGACCACGCCACGCACATCTCCGGCTGCCAACGCTGCGAATGCGGCGGGCGTCCTGTTTTCAATGGACGCCTACACCAAGGCTTACTTCGACCGGGGCGCTATCCGTGCCACGCTGCTGACCTATGATGGGCCGCCTCCCAGTGAGGCAGACCGAGCCAAGCTGAAAGGTTGGTGGAGCAAAGCCGTTGGCGGTATCCGCAACGCCTTTGCCGCAGAGGTAATCAACGCTGCCATTAAGCCCGTCGTAATCGGTGATGGTGTAGGCGACCTGGGCAATGTGCCATTGACAGAAGAGAAGCGGCAGGACGTTGGGACTGCACTGGGCATACCGTTGTCCCTGCTACTCGCCAACGCTGCCAACTATGCAACCGCACAGGCTGATCGGCGCAACTTCTACGAGTTGACGATTATCCCCGAGGCTGACCTGGTGGCACGCACCATCAATGAACAGTTGTTGACACCTATCGGTTTGTCTCTGGTATTCCGACCGGAAGCAATGGGGATATTCCAAGAGGATGAAAACAACCGGGCTACTGCCTTCGCTGCCTACACTGGCGGTGGGTTGAAGCCATCGGTGGCTGCGCAACTGCTGGGCATCACCTTACCAGAGGGCATCGAATACATTGATCTTGACCCGGAACCCATCGCAACCTCCACTGCACCGCCGGGCTTAGATACCCCTACCCTGCCCGCCACCGTTGATCCAGAAGATAACGGCATGGAGGATAACGCAGACGCACGGCGGGCAGAGGTAGACAGGTTGAAGCGGTGGGCAGCGAAGCGGTCGAATCCCGATGTTGCCAAGTTTGTATCGGATCTGCTGAGCCACGAAGAAAAGCTACACGCCATAGGGCAGTGCAGCCATGGCCATGATGAGGCTATCAAGGCGTACCAGGTTATCGAGTGGTTAGGCGAAGGTGCAGACAACTACCGTGCCATGAAGGCGATGGTGTTGCAGCTTGACCCTGATGATGATGAAGCGGAACAGGCTATTCGCAGGTCACTTGAAAAGAAGATCGAGGCAGGACTAAACGATGGCTTCCGAGAGATGATCGAAGAGGTGCTACCTGATGGTTACATCTACTGGAAAGACCCATCTACGGCGGCCGATTTGATACGCGGGAGTTGGAAATTAAACGAAAGGATGGAAGCGGAACTCCGCAAGGCACTGTACGAATCGGTGTCGCTTGGCGTTGAAGTCTCGCTTGACATGATGGACCAGGTAGGGATGAGCTTTGATTACACGATGGTCATGGATGAGGCGCTGGAATGGGCAAAGAACTATAGCTATGAACTCATCGGAGATTTGAATACTAGTGGCAGAGAGATTGTTAGCCGAGCCATTGCCCGCCACATTGAAGGCGGAAAGCCCATGGGCGCCCTGGTTGATGACCTGATGAAACTGTATGGCGAACAGCGGGCACGGATGATTGCCTCGACTGAAACGACAAGGGCATTTTTTCAGGGGCAGGTAACAAGCCTGCGGGCAACGGGTGTTGTCGAAACAATGGAGTGGCGCACATCGCGGGACCACTTGGTTTGTCCTATCTGCGGACCCATGCACCACAAGCGGGCGCCACTGGGCAAGATGTTTGAAAACAACCGTCAACCGCCGGCTCATCCCCGTTGCCGTTGCTGGATTGCCCCGGTAATCGACAGGAGCAAACTGCAATGATTGCGGTATCAGCAACCATCGAAGGCGTTGATGAGTTGGTGCAGCGTTTCGGCACATTGCAAATGCAGCACATTTTGCGCCCGCCTATGCTGCGCGGGATTCTGGAAATACAAGCGGCTATGCAGGAGTACCCTGCCCCACCGCCTAACAGTAAATATCTTCGTGGTATCGATGCCAAGAGCGAACAGTTGGGCAAGCGTTGGACGCACCGAGTATACACAGAACCCGGCTCGATCTTTGCGGCAGTAGGCAACAATGCCAGCTATGCGCCATATGTGCAGAACTTCAAATTTCAGGCAAAGATCCACAAACGCAGGTGGATCACTGACAAAGAAGCCATGACAAAATACCTGCCCGGCATTGTCGAAGATTTTCAGAGGGTTATACGTCGGGCACTTGAGGAATAATCATGAATAACACAGTAACCGTCAAGGCATTGACCGAGACAACAGCAACCGTTGCCGGGTATGGCGTCATCTTCGGTGGTGCAGACCTGGAGGGTGATACGTTCACCCGGTCGACCGATTACATGCTCGGCCTCGTGCCAGTGAAGCCGGTCTGCTATGACCACACCATGTCGGCCAAGGTTAGTCACGTAATCGGTACTGTCAAGAGCGTGACGGCAGATGAGACCGGGCTATGGGTAGAGGCTGAACTGAAACGCTCTGAGGATTACGTTGACGCCGTGTTGGAACTCATCAACCGGGGCGTTATCGGTTGGTCATCTGGCAGCGTGCCTCACCTGGTGCGCAGAGAAGCCAAGTCAATTACCCAATGGCCGGTCATTGAATGGTCATTGACGCCAACGC